CGCGATAGTGAGTTTAATGGTGGAAATTTCCTCGCGGAGTTCCATCAAGTTCCTACACTAATCGCTGATATCTCAACGAAAATGGCTTATGTTTTACACCAAATTCGTAATGGGAATGATTCTTCTTTGAAGAAATTCTTTAAGAAATCTGCTCGAAACCGAACTTCATCTATTGATGCGATGAAGAAGAGCCTTACATCTTCTCAATTTTACAAAGATGTCGGGCGAAATACTTCTGAAAAAATGTCTGAAGGCCTACTAATGTATGATTACGGTATAAGCCCGCTGTTAAGCGATGCCCATGACAGTATGAATGCACTAGGTCAAACTCTAAACATTTTGCCATATAGAACGCGTGTTAAAAGTGTTCGTGCAAAGAGAACATCTGCTGTTACAACGGGTTTCCGTTGGAATCAGTCTTTGATGCATCGATGTACGTTTAGAGGATACTTGGCTTCACAGCCTTCTCCTCTCACTATTTGGCATCTGAATGATCCATTGAGTGCTGCTGTAGAGGTCACGCCTTGGAGTTTTGTAGTTGACTGGATAATACCAGTTAGCTCATATTTCTCGGCTTTAGACACTTTACGTAGCTTTGAATGGACATCCATTTGGAAGACAACAATGACTGAATACACTGAGATCTTTAAAGGACTTGATCCAGACGTTATGCGTCCTGGAGCCTCTTTTGAAGGCGGATCTTATACTAAAAAGAGTGTTACAGTTAAGCGAGAACAAATTAAACTGAGTAGTATAGCAGCACTATCAGCTCCGACAATTCGTCCTGCAAAGGAAGTTTTATCGGTTAAACATATGCTGGATGCAGCTGCACTCGCAGTTGGTGTTAAATCTCGCATTGCGAAAAGTTTGAAGTTTTAAGAGATTCCCTCTAAGCTTCTTTATTTTAATTAACCTGGAAATTATATATGCCAGCCATATCAAATATTACACTCACTGACGGCACAACGCCTATCACGTTTGCACATTCATCTCATGATGCGAACAACTTATTGATGATTGATAACGCAGGTTCTACCTCCGAATCATCACCACGGTTGCTCCTCTCACGATTTAATGGCAAACGCGGTTCGCCCAACCGAAAGTATAGAGTAAAACTAACATTTGCCTATCTCGAAACTGTCTCAGGTTCGTTAGAGGGTTATGTGGCGCCTCCTAAAATCGCATATACGAACATTGCGCAAGCTGATTTCACGTTTAATAAACGTGCATCATCTCCACAATGTCAGTCAGCAAAATCATATCTTATGTCTTCATTGGGAAATAACTCGACAGACTTCACCGTCGCAGCTAATCCATTGATTCATAATGCTATAATTAATGATCAATTTCCGTATTGATCTTATCTGACTAGCGTTCTATTATTGTCACCTTCTAAATATTCAAAGGTCGATTTATGAAAAATAAAATCAAGACAAAATTTAAAAAGAACGTCGTTAATAATAGCGACTACATTAGGCATTACTATGACCTCTACCCGAAAAAGGAGAGTAAGCAGCTTACAAAGTTCCTTGCTTTCCAGATTGCGCAACAGGCAGGCCCATTTGCTCGTGAGCTTAAAAGGCTCATATTGGCAGATGATTATCCTGGTCTGCTTGCGTATGATATTACTTATAACGATTATAAAGCACGTGACTGCAGATACATCGCAGCTGCACGACAAGTTTTGGCTTTCTATTCTAAAGATAGTGAGCTAACTCTTGATGGAGTTAATCCAGCTATAAATTGTTTAAAAAGTTTTATCGAGACTGAAGCTAAATGTAAATCGACAAATAAAAGGCTTGCACTCTTATGTGAGACTGAACATGAATTGTTCAGCGACTATCCGTTCGTTTTCAGGATAGCTCGGAAAATATCTCAAATTTTGGGTGCATGTCCTTCATTTGAAGAAGCCACGTTTACTTTTGGACCAGGTAGCACAACAAATGTAGCAAAAAAACGATCCTCTCCGCTTAATAAATTAAATGCGGAGATGCAAAGTTCCTCCCGAATGCTTTTTAGCGATTGGGGTCGGAATTTCTACAATACGTTTAACGCATTGCATGAAAAATCGCCCCAGCTAGCTACTGCAGTATTCGGCATGGTGCCGAAGAATGCACTTACATTAAGAACAACTGTTACCGAGCCGACACTAAATATGCCGGCACAAAAGTTTTTGGGAAAACATATCCGAAAACGTTTGTTTTCGATTGGTCTCGACCTCAAAAGGGGACAGACTGTAAATCAATCTTTGGCCTTACTTGGGTCAATTAACAATGAAATCGCTACAGTAGATGCTAAGAATGCAAGTAATACTATTAGTATTTTTGCTGTTTATTTAGCGCTGATCCAATCGAAAGATTGGTTTGAAGCATTAAATAGTTGTAGATCTCCTCTTTTTAAGTTTAAAGATGGGTATACTCCATATTCCACTGAGATGTTCTCATCAATGGGTAATGGATTCACATTCGAACTTGAGACGCTTATATTTTACGCGATCTCAATTGTAGCCTGTGAAGACTTAGGCATTAATACCCAGTATGTAAGCACTTACGGGGATGACATGGTCATCCCTAGTGAGGCTTATCCTCTATTGGTCACATACCTCAACTTTTATGGTTTTGAAGTGAATGAAACTAAAACATTCACTGACGGACCGTTCCGCGAGTCGTGTGGGAAGGATTACTTCTTTGGTCAAAATATCAGACCTTTTTATAAGAAAGATCAATGGACTAATGCCCGCCTAATATCGTTTTTAAATAAAGACGGCTTAGAACATAACTTTCTTAATCAACATGTACGAAGCTGGCTCATCAGGAATATTAGAGGCCCTTATAATACGGGTCCTCTTAATTCTGGTGATGGTCACTTAGTACCTTACTATATTAATGAATTAACAACTCATTCGTTTAGCAGGATTCATCGCTCCGTAAGGCAGCGAATGAAGCATGGTGATGCACCCGGATTCGTTTTTAAGACTATAGTTAAAGGTCCTCTACGAAGTATATCTCATAGAGAATCCAAAACTGCAGAGCTAAAATCGAATCTTTATCCATTGTACAGTATACATAATCGACCAGAACAT